CGTACCTGTAGAATCTACACGAATAGTAAGCTTAGTACCGTCCCAATCCCCGTATACTTCGTCCTTCTCTAGGATCGGTTCATTAATTACCTTTATTGTGATTCCAAGAATGTTTAATTCTTCAGGAACCATTCCTTTTGGCTTTAAGTCTGGAAGCAGCGGTGTGGTGCAGGGCAGCATAATTTGAATCCTGTTTAGATTTGTACCCCCCTGTATCCATACTTATACCGTTACGCTCATAAGCCTGTATCATCTGCTTCTCAGACGTAACTACATAGTCAGGATTGGTAGGATTTAATTGGTATATCTTCTTACCGTCTACCCAAGTGTGTTTGGTACCACCCATAGTAGTACCTCTTTCGTTCTGAGGGATAGGTCTGATATCGGAGTTATCGCATGGACAACCTGCGTTCTGAGCTGCTGCCCAACCCGCAGCCTGCATAGTGTGGTCACAATTTGTGCATTTATAGAGACTGCGGGGGATCAAACTAGACCACCTCCTCCTCCGAGTAACGGAGTCTTATCAATAGGGAACAGAGAACCGCCTGCGCCTCCAGGGCCCATAGCGCCAGACTCCATCATAGCAGCTACGTCACTGCTAGGCTGCCCTTCTGCTCCAAAACCTGGAACAATTCCTTGAGCACCTGCTTGTTGCATACCCATCATTTTCTGCATGAATCCTTGGTGTCGTTCGATTGCATCTTTTAAAGAAGCAATAGGTACGGACAAAGGATTACCAGAATTAATTGCTCGCTCAAGTATTGCGGTGTAATAGCCGATATGTAAGTTATGGTCATCAGTTTCTTGCACAATTATTTGTCCGCCGTTCTCAAGAGCGTCAATGTATCTATCCTCTGGACCCTGTTCAATCACTGGAGCATCGAGGTAAGCATCAACATTGTCAATTCCCATCAGAGTAGCAACCCTTCGTAGTGATTCCCTGATAATCCTTGGCATAGATCCTTGGAACTGTAGGAACGCATTACTAAAGATAGTTACCCAACTTAGGAGTTGATCTGCTTCGTTTTGCTTACTCATATGTCCTAGCTCTACAGGATCTACACGGAACTGGAAGTCTGCCATCTTAGCTGATGGGACAGGGATGTCGTTTATAACTCCGTTGTCTGCAACTATCCTTACTTTACCTCCTAGTACGTTACGTTGGTTCTTATGTATTACGTGTGCTACGTCCTGCCAAACGCGTGACATAACCTTGAGTCTGTCTTCATTACGTTGGTTACTTGACGCTGCCAACGCACCTGCTTCAGTAGCAGACTTACGAGGATTCTCAGCTCTACCCATACTTGTCGCCGTTACGCCTGTTATTTCGTCTAACATACTCATGTATACTTGAAACGCCTGCATTAGCTCAGGTATGTGATTCGACTTCTCCATAGGTCTCATCTTCTGTGCAACACCATTTTCGTCCGTAGCAATCGGAATATACAAAGTAGCAGATGGTACAGCGTCGTTAACTGCGTCTATATGCTCAGGCTCAATAGCGTCGTCGTATAGAATTACATTGTTAACTGTAGTAGCTTCCCTACCTATCTGGATCAAAGTGTTTACAATACCTCTAAGTGGTGGAATCCAACTAGTGACTTCAGCCGGGGGGACGTCTTCATTAGTCGCTGGCTCAAGGAAGCTACCTACAATAAGTGGACAGGTTGGTGCTATCTTAGTTCCGCAGTAGACCCCCAGAGTTATCGCTTCGTTTTGATCTGGTTCGTAACTATCGTCTAGCTTACGTACCCAACAGCTGTAAGGACAGGATTGATTCTTCTTGACCTCTTCCGTTAATCTACGATGTCCTCCTAAGAAGTTTTCGTGATACACCTCTATTATCTCTACGATGTCGTAGTCTTGAGGCTGCTCTTCTTTAGGTAGTTGGTTGTACTCTTGTTCAGTCCAGAAGCGGTCGCGTAAGGACTTGGGCATGTCGCCAATCTGAGTGCGATACCGCTGGTATGTAAACCTACGGTAAAAAGGCTCCCACCCACAGTCCTTAGCTTCTACGGTCTCTACTCTGATTCTGTCATATACAGGCGTCCCTTTTTCATAGTCGAACCAAACACGTATACCTGCATATGGATTGAAGAGAGCAGATTGTACATACTTACGCATACACTCCTCCATATTGGCGTGATGCATAATAAAGTCGTACAACTTATTCTGTGCTTCTGCGAGCTTTGCTGCCCCGACGTTTCTAGGTTTACAATGTATAGTAGGGACTCCTGGGTTGAGCGCTGTAACTATTTGACGCGCTCTAGTCTGCAGAAGGTTCGCCATCGTCTGTGGGGCCCGCCAATCAGTAGATACTGAAGTGTGGTTTACCCACTGTTTGAAGTTCATCCCTTGATCTGGGAGGAAAGTTTCCATAGAAGATGTGTGATCTCGGCCCGCGTAGATGTCTGCCACCAATTTCTCTATACCTTCGATGGGCTTACGACAAGCATGGATAGCGAGCATGAGACGCTCCTCTAGTTCCTTAATTGCTTGGTCGTTTAAATTAAAGTGACCCTTCTGCATAATGTCGGTATTATAACCTAAAAGCCTGTTCCATGCCAGCTATTTTGCGTTCTTTTTGTTCTGATGCGAGGAGTCGTGTGAGGATTAGGAATTTGCTGAGGCAAGCCCGGTAGGGTTCCCCGTCGTTCTAACATAGTTGATAGAAGTGCTAGACTTGTAAGCATGTCATCATAGTCAACCTTAGGATAGGATGTGAGTTGATTATCGAACTCGTATTTCCCAGGGAAGCCATTCTTAGGAAATACAATGAGCCTGCGATTAACTGCAGCCTGTATACCTTGGATACGCATGAACTTACCGTCCTTGCTGCTCATACCCTTAGGCTTCTGCATCCGTATGCTGATATCGCCTAGCTTACCTCTCTCAGATAACCAAGGAGCGATGGCTGCCTGCTGAGCTGCCTTCTCTATCCATATGGCTTTCATATTAGGATGTAGCTTAGTTGACTCTTCTTCAATCCACCGCACTGCAGTCTCCAGGCCCTCCGCTATCTCGTGGGCTCTGGTGACCACAAAGATATTCCGTGCTGGCTCTATAGCCTTCCCCGATGAATCATGTTTTATTCCAAGTTGCCTTGCCGGGATAGGACGTACAAATATAAAGCCATTTCGAGATCCGTGTTCTCCTGTCATCCGTCCGACTGGATCGTAAAGCATGATTTCGGGATAACTAGCAAACCGTTTCTCGATCTCAGCTAGATCAATATCGAGCGTAGCTTCCGCAAGCATATCTTTCGTGAACAGGGGCTGGTCGTCTGGTATAGGTTCGTTCAGATACTGGGCCGCAAAGAAAGAAGGCGATACGTCTTCCTCGATATCTATTATTTCCTCTGCATTCAAAAAGCTCGGACAGAGAGCCGTAGGGTCCCCGTTCTCATCAGGAGGTCCGTCCCATACACCGAAGCGAAACTGGTGCCACTCAGGACGCTCGCGGAGTACAGCCGAGACATCCTCGTTCGCCCAGCAAGTTCCGATGTGACATATAGGGGACTGAGGGGAATACATGAGGGGCACCATTTGGTTGATGAACTCGATAACCTTTTGTCGCTCTCCGTAGGTCTTCGAGTTTTGCTCAGTGGAGGGGTCGTCCACGATTGCAAGGGTAGGGTGGTTACCCGCTAGGGATGAACCGACAGATCCCGCGAACATAGATGGTTCACGTCCCATACCCGCTGATCGGCCAGCAATGTTGAACGAGTGACATGGACCCCCAGCGTGAGCCTTCGATGCCATACCGCCGCCAGCTGATCTGACCTCGAGGTGTGGGAAGATATCGACCACATCGACGTAGACCCCAGGGAAGAGTTGCATCTGACCCATGAACCGAGAGCGAACCTCCCCGATCAGTTTCTCCGCAAGATCCATAGTCGCCGAGGCAACCAGGATCCGTTCCTCAGGATTTCGGAGTAGCTTCCAGGAAGAGTAGACCACAGAGAGCAGCGTGGACTTTGCATGACCCCTTGGACACAGAGTCGATGACTTGACATACTTCATTGCGTGGGCCAGCATCTTTCGGTGGAAGTCGGTGAAGACCTTACGACCTTCCCTTGTCCCCGAGTAGCCGATAGCCTCGCCCCACTTGATCGGATCGTTCAGAAGTTCCAAGACCCGTGCCTTAAGCATCTCCCCGGTGATCTCCATGCCTCTGATGTCCGCAGAGTTTTTAGGAGAGTTAGTTGATGCTACAGCGTCGTTCAATTTCCGGACACGATGCTCCCATCTATTCTTATTACCCCCGCCTTGTTGGGATTTAAACATGTCGTTGTCGCGCATATAACTGACAGTATAACAAATAATTTTTGCCGGTGGGCGATAGATGAACGCATGCCTAGGGGAGGGGGGTCGGGGCTCGCGGAGAGGGGTAGCCCCCTTCCTGTGCTTCGCCCCTCCTGTCGCACAGAGCAATCCAGTAGGT